GGCTAAGCGTGTATAAAATACCGCAAGGAGGAAACCCCTGGTTTTCAACCAGACCCCGTCCTCCGTGGGGATCATTACTATTAAAGTAATTTCTGTCGTACTATGTTATCTATAAGATAATATTATTTTTCTTCTATTTACTCTATGTGCCTCTTTGGTAGAGACTCTTGAGTAACTAGTAATATAAGTTTAACCATATATCCTTTACGAGTCGCCCTTGGGCTACGTAACTGATAGCTAGTCGAATTCTAGATTTCCTGCTGGATCACTCCCTTCTCTGTCGGATACCATCCTTCAGACATTAGAGCTTCACAGTATCTAGGTGTACCCTTCCGTAAAAGGACAGGTCCTCTATATTCCTTATTTACTAGAGATATCGCAAACTGCGCATATAAGTAGATGAAAGAAGGATTATAAATCCTCTAAATAACAAAGAAAAGAATTAGTCTTTCTTTCTAAACATCTCCATACGGTCTGAGTTTTGCTCAGCCATATGGGAACGTTGAGATAGAAAGGTCGCGTTATCTGCTAATCTCTTAGCATTTTCCGCTTCTGATGCCTTCTCCTCTGTCTTTCGTTCCCGTAACAGCTTAAAAATATCGGCTTTTAAAGTCATGTGATGAGCTTTAGCGGCTTCGTCTTCAGGGTAGTCACGAAATTGGTTACGAAGCTTAGATCCTAAGTTAGCTAACCATAGAACCCTTTCTTCTTTAGTTTTTATCCCTGGGGCTATAGATTCCTAGTCTAATAAAGTTAATTTCTTAACGATATCTTCCTAGTTATCTATAGAAATCGTTGCTGATGCTAGTTTTCTTAATTCTTCAAGAGCATTTAAAAGTGCTAATGAAAAAGGATGAGAACTAAAATCCCCAACAATCTCAATGTCTTTACCTAATACGCTAGGAATCATCGCAAGATAATTCTTTAGTGTATATGATAAATCCATTACCTTTTGGGATACCAACGCAGCAAGGACCCTCGAAATTTCTTTTTTGAGCCCTACCTCGTCGGCAGGTATCATGTAGAGATTCTTTTTAGTTGCTTCAGCTATGAAACATCTTGCGATGTCATAATTGAAGTTTCTAGTAAGTCTCTCTATAAACCAAAGGCTTCTGAGCTAATGCATCGTCCTCCGTAATTGCTTACGAGGATAGTGAATAGCTTTCTACCATTTAAAAATAAGGTCAAGAGGAGAAATGAAACTTGGACTAATGTAGCCCCTATCTCTGAGTGATAGAATCTATGAGAAAACCTCGAAAGGTTTCTTCACATTTTCTACGAACCCTTTGATAGGTACTCCAGTGATCTCAGTTGCATCCCTATACCATCTTTTCGCAAACTCATAAGTTGTCAAACTCTTATGAGATTTTGTTAATTGGATGGTAACACCCTATGCGGTAAGCACCTCTTTGTAGGAAGTGGCGACATCGTCGTTATTAATGACAATGTCATCACCTAATAAAATGTATCCATGAAAGGGAAATTTCCCAATCAAGAATGCACTATATTGAACTACTAGATGATGGGTTAACGAACAGACTGCCCATGAGCTTCTAGCCCCCATTGGTTGACCAGCCTTATAAAAGACTGATTTTCCATCTGGTGTCTAGAAAGGCTATTCAACTAGTATTTTTCTCCAACTGTGTGCAATAATTGGACTTATCTATTCGCATAGTAAGTCAAATTGAGCACTCATTGGAAATCGATCTGTGAACGCCTTCAAGTCTATCGAGTAGAAGTGGTTATTTCCATCTTTCTCTAGAATAGGATTCTGAGTAAAGGTACGATCCATAGGAATACTCCGCAGACATGCGAAGATATCCTTTGAAATCGCATCAAGTGAAACCTGAGTTATGTAATCAAAGATTGCAACAACCCGAGTTTTACCCTCAGTTTCTTCAACGAAGGATAAACGTCTGGTGTTAGAAGGGAATCTTTTAGAAACCCAATTAACTTCATTCGCTCGTCCCCCGCTTTCTCTAGAAAGAGTTTGTAACCAAAGAAGCGATTTGGTCCCGATTAGTCCTGACTACCAAGTCGGATTACCGGTCCAAAAACTAGTCCAAGAAGTTAATATAGCTAAACCTACTGGCCCTGCTTTCTAATTTAGAAAGAAGGATTCATAAGTTAAGTTATGTGAATACGCTACGAGACCAAAGTGTCTTATAAATAAATTTATAAAATCCTTCGGTATACGCAGTACATTCTCAATTTCCGGATCAGTGATCGTACTGTAATCGATCTCTGTAACAGGAGGTCTCAGTGCTCTTGAAACCTGAAGAAGAGTCATGACAAATCTTAAATATTGTGGCAATCCCGCATCAACTAAAATCCGTAAGGATGATAGTCTTGTTGGAAAGCCATCTTTAAGTGAGATTCGTCCTTGACTTTTAAGTGGTTCATCACAGAGGTACTTTGTTATTGCTCCTCGGCACCCTTTCAGGTACTGAGTTGCAAAAGCTAGACCTCTGCTTTTAGTTAGGGTCTTGAGCAATGCGACTAACTGTCGGATTGCCTCACGACGTGCACTAATTGGAACGTCAGAAAAGTAGTACTAAGAAACTAAATTTAATACTAATGATATTGAAGAAATTCGAATCATATTGTTAAAAATTTTTTTCATAGTGTGTGAATAGTAAATGGCGATTTAATCGTTCCCGGCTGCCACATCCGGTCGCGGGGTGTATACTCGAGAGTTGGGCTCTACTTGGGACGCTGTTATCCATTATATGAGTCCTTACCGGAAACATATAAGCGGAATAACATTCCTTCGCAAGAGGGTCTCTCACCGTGAGTACACTAGGACAAGCGATTCCATCCACTTGCCCGGGGTCCCAGCTGGTAACTGGGACGCGCTCTTTCGAGAGACGCTTAGTCCTTTACAGGAC